ATGCCGAATGCGCGTGTGGCGGCAGAGTTCGAGGTGTCCGCGGACACTGTGAGGAAGTGGCGCTCGCGGTTTGCTGCCCGGCGGATGGCCGGGCTTGCGGATGAGCCGCGGCCGGGGCGGCGCAAGGCGGAACTGGTGCTCAGCGAGGCAGAGCGGGCCCAGTTGGTGCGCTGGTCAAGGCGGGCGAAGACCGCTCAGTTCCTGGCTCTGCGCGCGAAGATCGTGCTGCGGTGCGCGGAGGGTGGGACGAACAAGCAGGTTGCCGCCGAACTCGGCGTGGGCCACCAGACGGTGAACCGTTGGCGAGCCCGCTTCATCACCCACCGGCTGGACGGGCTGGTCGACGAGCCCAGGGTGGGCCGGCCGCCGTCGATCCTGCTCGACCAGGTCGAAGACGTTCTCGTTACGACGCTGGAGTCCACACCGGGCAAGGACACCCACTGGTCGCGGGCCTCGATGGCCGCCCGCACCGGACTGTCGAAGTCCACCATCGGCCGGATATGGAAAAAATTCGACCTCAAACCCCACCTGCAGGACTCCTTCAAGCTTTCCACCGACCCGCAGTTCGTCGACAAGGTCGTCGACGTCGTCGGCCTGTATCACAACCCACCCGAGAAGGCGGTGGTGTTATGTGTGGACGAGAAGGCCCAGATCCAGGCGCTGGACCGATCCCAGCCAGTCCTGCCGATGATGCCGGGCATGCCTGAACGGCGCACGCACGACTACCTGCGGCACGGCATCACCAGCCTGTTCGCCGCCTTCAACATCGCCGACGGCACCGTCATCGGCGAACTCCACCGCCGCCACCGAGCCATCGAGTTCAAGAAGTTCCTGGTCACAATAGACAAGGCGGTCCCCACCGGACTCGACGTACACCTCGTGTGTGACAACTACGCCACCCACAACACCACAGAGATCAAGGCGTGGTTGGGTAAACATCCGCGCTTCCACGTGCACTTCACCCCGACCGGCTCCTCCTGGATCAACCAGGTCGAGCGATGGTTCGGCCTGCTGACCGACAAGCTCATCCGCCGCGGCGTCCACACCTCAGTCAAAGCCCTCGAAGCCGACATCAGGGCCTGGATCAACACCTGGAACGAGAACCCCAGACCCTTCAGGTGGACCAAATCCGCCGACGAGATCCTCAAATCCCTCGCCGACTACCTCTCCAGAATCACCCCGCCAGACATTAACAACCAACGCGAAACTTAAGTCCGGGATTTCCGGCGCATCGCACTAGAGCTCCGCCTGCCAAGGTGGGCATGTCAAGGCTTCTGGCTGTCGGTGAAACTGTGGGCGGGGCCAAGGCCCGAGGCACTCGCTTCACTCACCTAGGCTCAACGTTGGGCGTGGGGCTGGAGCCTTATGTCCACCGCGTCTCGCATTCCGGCCTCGCTCGCGGACCTGGCCGTCCCGGTCGGTGAGCTGGCGCCGTACCATCGCAATCCGCGGACTGGCGATCTCGACTCGATCACAGAGTCGTTGTCCGCGAATGGTCAGTACCGCCCGATCGTCGTCAACCGTGGCACCCATACTGGGCGTCCGAACGAGATCCTCGCCGGCAACCACACGTACAAGGCGGCCAAGCAGCTCGGGTGGGCTGAGGTTGCCGTTACCTGGCTGGACGTCGATGACGACACCGCGGCGAAGATCGTCATCGTCGACAACCGCACCAGCGATCTCGCCGGGTACGACACCATCCTGCTCGCGGACATTCTCCAGGACCTGCCGGATCTGCAGGGCACCGGCTACGACCAGCAACAGCTCGACCAGCTCCTGGACGAGACCGAGTTGCCGGCTCCGATCGAGCTGCCCAGCGACGGTGCCGGTACCGGGGCTGCGGCGACGGTGGACTATCTCCAGTGGGGCTACCTGCAATGGTCGTCCACGCGGGTGCGGATCACTCAGGCCGAGGTCGAGCTGCTGGACGCCCTGTACAAGCGGTTCGTCGACGACAACGACTCCGACATGGGGTTCGGCTGGCACGTGCTCAACGATGAGCACCGCGCCAAGGAAGGTGCGACGGCGTGAGGAGCCTCGATGTGCGCTTCGATCCTGCCTATCCGCTGGCGAAGTTGCGGCCCGCCGACTACAACCCGCGGCGCCTGTCGGAGGACGCTTTCGTCCGCCTCCAGGAGTCGCTGCGTCGGCACGGGGTCGTTAAGCCCGTGATCCTCAACGCGGATGGGACGCTGGTCGCCGGTCACCAGAGGACCAAGGGGTTGAAGGCGATCGGGCAGGACACGACGCCGGCGATGATCCTGCCGCAGAAGGTGCGGCTGCAGGACGAGATCAAGTTCAACCTTCTCCACAACCGGGTGGAGACCGAGTCCTCCGTCGTGTACGCGGAGCCGGGCCCGATCGGACAGTGGTGCTGGATTCCGTGGCAGACCATCGAGGTGGAGGAGTCGAAGAACCTCCCGTTCCAGCAGGCGATCGGCTTCATGACCGCCGCCCACGGCGCGTGGGGTTCCGTGGTCATTGACGACCAAGGCCGTGTCGTCCTCAACGCCGAGTACGCGGCTGTTGCCAAGTCCCAGCGGTTCGATGTCCTGGCCTGGACGGTGGCTTCCTTCGACGCCGGCCAGCTCGTCGAAGACCTCACCGGGGAGTACGGCGTGTACGACTGGTCCGGCCTTGAGGATCAGGCCCCGGTGTGGAACCAGCACATCGTGCAGCCGAACAGACTGCGCGAGCACTCCTCGAAGGCGAAGGCGGACAAGGTCCGCTACAAGTCCGAGGTGTGGGAGCGCCTGGTGTTGCCGTGGCTGACGACGTCGCACCGGGTGGTGGACTTCGGTGCCGGCCACGGCGACTACGCCCGTCATCTGCGTGCGAAAGGCTACCGGGTGCAGGACTATGAGCCGTACCGGACGTTGAAGGGGAAGTACTCGATCGACATTCGCACGATCGTCGGTCAACTCCGTGGCATCGAGCGTGAACTGCGGGAGAACGGGCTGTACGAGGTCGTTGTTCTCGACTCGGTCATCAATGCCACCACGAGCCTGGAGTACCAGCACTGGGTGCTGGTCACCGTGAACGCGCTGTGCGCCGCCGACGGGCAAGTGTGCATCGGTACTCGCAACTTGGAGCGCGAGGTGGCGTACGAGAACTCCGAGCACTCCATCAGCCGCGACTCGACCAGGCTGGCGTTCCTCGACGGGCACAACGTCGATATGCGGTTCGTGCGCGGCAAGTGGCAGCGCATCCGCTACCACACCCCGGAGTCGCTGCGCGGACTGCTGTCGCGCTACTTCGAGGACGTGCAGCTCAGTGACACCACCAGGGCCACCGTGAAGGCGGTGTGCCGTAAGCCTCGGCCCCTCCCGATTGAGGAGTACGAGCGGGCTTTCTCCGAGGAATTCAACATGCCCTACCCTAACAATTTCCGACACAATAAGCACCAGGGAATATCGTCAATTCTGATAGAATTGACCAAGGAAAGGAATTCGACTCTGGAGGGGTAGGGAAATGAACTCGGGGGCGAACCTGCAACAGGTTCGCGTGGACATAGAGGCTCGCGACAGGTACCGCATCATGTGGCTGGCCGGCATACGTGAACTCGACCTGACACAGCACTGCCTGAAGACGTTCGGGGAATGCGACCGCTACAACGCCGACCACAAGCAGAGGCGTCAAACCCTGCATCTGCCGGCAGCCACCCCACCCGTGGCGTGGTACCTGTGCGCGCTGCCGATCCCCTGGGACTGGTCCCGTAACGCGCACCTCGCCTTCGAGTACGCCCCCGGTGAGACCTGGGGCGGCGACGCCCTCGTCCGCGGCCTCGGCGTACGGCTCATCAACGCTCGCCCCATCACTGGGTGGGGCGAGCACTCCATCCCCCGCAACGCGCCAAAGAGCAACTCGCGGCGGTACCGCACCTGCAGAAACTGGCAGTTCGCATGGTGGCTACGAACACACCGCAGCGTCCCCGACGCGCCCCCTCTGCCGCCACACGGTCCAGCCGAAGGCGGGCCTGAACAACTGACGCTGACCTAACGATCTTCCGCGCCGCCCGTTCCCTCAAGCCATACTGGATGTCTCATGTCTTCTTCGCTCCGCCCGCCAGCACCACGCCCTTGTGACAGCTGCCCCTACCGGCGCGATGTGCCCTCCGGGATCTGGGCGTACGAGGAGTACGAGAAGCTCCGTCGCTACGACGCTTCCACCCCCGACCAGCCGACCGCCTTGTTCCAGTGCCACCAGACCGACGGTGACAGCGTGGCTCGACGCATCTGCGCCGGCTGGGCCGGATGCCACGACGCCGCGCACCTGCTGGCACTGCGGATTGCCCTGCTCGACGGCCAGATAGATGCATCGACCCACCAGGCAGTAGCCAAGTACGTAACCCCGGTACCGCTGTTCTCTTCTGGCGACGAAGCAGCCGCCCACGGCCAGACGGACATCGACCAGCCCACCGATGAAGCCTGTCAACTGATCGACAAGATCTCCAAGGCGCGTGGAGGCCTTCGCGCCGGATAGCTCTTGACTATGTAGGGTCGTCGAAGCGACTTAGAGCGCCCGGCAGTAGGCGTCATTTCAGGCGCTTGGTGGTTGGGCGGCCGTCCCAGCGGTAGCGCGGGGTCGCACGGCGGATGAGCATACGCAGTGTGACGATCGCGGCGGACAGGTAGAGGTAGAAGTCCACGGCCCGGCTGCGCTTCTCGGTGCAGCGCCGTAGCTTGCCGAAGCCGTTCATCCACGCGTGGCTCCGCTCCACCACCCACCTCTTGCCGGCCTGGACCGGGGCGGGACGCCCTTGCGGGCGATCTCGCCGGTGAAGCCCAACTCCACGAGCGCGCAACGGGTCTTGTCGCTGTCGTAGCCGCGGTCCAGGTTCACGTTGACTTGATCGGGAAGCCCGCCGACCTGCTCGTCGGCGGCCTTGAGGGTGGGCACGAGCAGCGGGGAGTCGTGGCGGTTGGCCCCAGCCAAGACGATGCCCAGCGGGACACCGGTGCCCTCGGTGGCCACCGAACGCTTCAGGCCCTGCTTGCCCCGGTCCACCGGCGAGCGCCCGGCGGCCTCGCCGCCACAGGGAGCCTTGGTGATGCAGCCGTCAACGGACAGTTCGTCGAGCTCTAGGCCGATCATGCGGTCGTACGCCTGAAGGGCGAGTGCGTGGATCTGCTCGGCTATCCCGAGCTGGGCCCAGTACGTGACGCGGCGTCTGATCGTGCGGTCCGAGCAGCCGGGACCGGCGATGCGCTCGTAGCCGGAGCCGTGTACGAGGGCGGCGATGACGTGATCGAAGACAACCCGGTCGGGGACGCGCGGGTTGTGGCAGCCGAGCGAGTGCGTGTCGACGTGCTCGGGCAGTAGCGCCGCGAACTGGTCCCACAGCGGTTCGAGCACGCATGATGGAAGGACAGGCACGAGCCCTCCGGTGATCACTGAGCGTAGAGAACTCCATGATCACCTGGGCTCGTGCCTGCTCGGTCTCCGGCGCCCGATAGGCCACCCAGCGCGCCTGCTGCCGGGCGCTCCTATGGCAGCGTGGTGGTGTCGATCGCTTGGATCTGGTGTGAGTCGTGGTCCGAGACGAGCAGGGTCTTTGCGTCGGGGCTGAGAGCGAACTCCCGGGGGAAGGCGCCGGTTTGGATGCGTCCGAGGTTGGCTGGTTTGCCGGTGAGGGCGGCCCGGGTGTCGACCACGGTCAGTCCGGTGGTGGCGCCTGGGGTGTGGAATCGGTTGGTGTCGGCGGTGATGATGCGGCTGCCGCCTCGTACGAAGGTCAGTCCGACGGGGGCGGTGCCGACCTGGACGGAGGCCAGCAGGGCGTGCTGGGGGTCGGCGGTGAGTTTTGCGGCGTCGAAGGCAAGCAGGGCGTTGCTCTTGCGGGCTGTGACCCATACCGTCTTCCCGTCCGGTGAGGGGGCTACCCGTACGGGGTTGCATCCGGCCAGGACGCTGCCACGCAGGGCCTTTTGCGGAGTCGCTTCCAAGGTGGCGAGGTCGATGACGCTGAGCTCGCCGTGCTTGCCGCCTGCTGTCGGTTTCTGGCCCGGGACGACCTCACTGGTCGCGTACAGCCAGCGTCCGTTGGGGGAGACGGCGGTGCCGACCACGGCTTGACCCAGGTTTAGGCTGCCGACGAGGGAGCTTTGGCCGAATCCACCGCGAAGTGCCTTGCGCAGGTCGAAGACCTCGATGTCGCCGCGGTGGCCGGTGCTGGCGTCTCCGTATTCCTGGCTGACGAAGGCGTAGTGGTCATCGGGTGAGACGGTCACCTCGATCGCGCTAGTCCCGGCCGTGCCGGCGAGCGTTCCCAGCACGGCCCCCGGCGCTCCTGCCGCAGCCTTGGCCGCGTCCACCACGATCGCTCCGCTGCCCGCGGCGACGAGCAGTTCGCGTCCGTCATGGGTGAGGGCGACGCCGGTGGCGCCTTCCTTCCCCACACTGGCGGCCGGAAGCGGAATCTTGCGTAGGAGCCGGGGCTGGGTGCTGTCTGTGGACAGCACCCCGAGTTCCGTCTTCAACGCGGCGAAGGCGATGTGGCCCGTCCGGGCGTAGACCAGTCCGAAGGGCCGGGGCGGGACGGTCAGACTCGCGGTGTGGACACCGCCCAGCTGCGACTGCGCAGGTGCGGCCGAGGACTGACACGAGGGCTCGGATGCGGACGCGGCCGGCGGGAGGGCTGCTGCGGAGAGCGCCGACGAGCTGGTACGGCTACTTGGGGCACCGCCCTTCCCCGCGCATGCCGACACGCCCAGTCCCACGGTCAGCGCCAGTGCCAACGACCACAGCCGTTTTCCTGAGAAGTCCATCACGCTTACCCTTTCTCACCTTGGAAACTACGGCGATGATGGCGGAAAATCTTGTGGATTCTCTGTGGAAAGCAGAGGTCGCCACCCGTTCCGAAGGCCCTTCGCCCCGCGACAAGCTACGGCGCTGCACCGAGAAGCGCAGCCGGGCCGTGGACTTCTACCTCTACCTGTCCGCTGTGATCGTCACACTGCGTATGCTCATCCGCCGTGCGACCCCGCGCTACCGCTGGGACGGCCGCCCAACCACCAAGCGCCTGAAATGACGCCTACTGCCGGGCGCTCTTACAATCCCGTCTTGTGGCTATCGAACTTCCCTCCGATTTGATCGACAAGGAGCATTCCGCCTGGACTGAGATCCAGGCTGGCGCACTGACCGTCGAGACTGCGCTTGAGGTGCACGAAGCGATCATGATGTTCGCGGCCGAATCTGGCGAACGCCGACTCGCCGTCGAGATGGAGCTGAAGCGGGTCGTCCGACACCCGGAACCCGAAGGCGACGCCTGACGATCAAGCGTGCGGTCGTCGTGGCGGCCCAGTCGGCAGCCCAGCGACCGCAATGCCGTCCGATAAGGGATCATGGACGGTGGGCGCGGGGCCAGGGAGTTGTGTCATGGGCCGCCCCAACCGCGCTACTCGGGCTGCCATCACCCAGCGCCGCGCCGACGCCATCGACCTGAAGCTGGCCGGCGTGGACTGGCTGACGATCGGCCGGAAGCTCGCCGCGGATCCTGCGATCAACTCCGATGGCATCGCCTACCCGCAGGGGTACGGCATCGACAAGTACAAGCGCGGCCAGGAGCCCCCCACCGACAAACGCCTCATCGAGCTGGCCTGCAAGGACGTCTCCAAGGCCCTCGCTGAGCGCACCACCGCTCTCGACGAGAGTGCGGATGAGCTGCGGCAGCTCATGGTGGAGCGACTGGAGCGACTGTTCTTCGGGGTCTACCGGGCCGCGATCCGCAACGGCGACTATCAGGCCGTCGACCGTGCCGTGCGGATCATTGAACGCAGCAGCCGTCTTCTCGGTCTGGACCGGCCTGCTCGCACTGAGCTGTCCGGGCCGGACGGCGGTGCCCTCCAGGTGAAGACCGGGGGCCTGGAGGAGTTGGAGCGTTTGATCGCCCTCGCCGGTGGTGAGGGTGGGCAGGGCTGACGAGGCGGCTGTCCTCGCGCTCTACCGAACGCTTCCCGCCCGGCGTCGTCGTGAGATAGCAGCCGCCTCCAGTCCTGAACTGCGCGCCCGCCTCGTACGCATCGAGCGCGAGCTGGCGATGGACCGCTCCCCCGGCGCGATGGCAGCCGTACTCACCGACGGCCGGGAGATGCAGGCCCCGCACCTGGGTCTGATCGACGCTGCCTTCGAGCAGGTCGCTGCCGGGAAGCCGACCAGGCTGCTGTTGACGATGCCGCCGCGGCACGGCAAGAGCCGCAGGGCCGCAAGGTGGGCGCCCCTGTGGTACCTGCGCCGCCGTCCGGAGCACCGGGTGATGATCGCCTCCTACTCCTCCGATCTTGCCGACGATCACGGCCGGTGGATCCGGGATGCGATCCTCAACTATGGGCCGCAGCTCGGCATCAGTCTCCGGCCCGGTTCCAGTGCCGCGAACCGCTTCGACCTCGTCGGCACGGAGGGCGGCGCGGTCATGGCGGGTGTCGGTGGCGGTCTCACCGGCAAGGGCGCACACCTGGCGGTCGTCGACGACCCGATCAAGGACGCCGCCGAAGCGTCGTCGCCCACTATGCGGAAGCGTCTGTGGGAGTGGTGGCAGGCCGTCCTCCTGACCCGTATCGAGCCCGGCGGCTCGGTGATCTTGATCCAGACTCGCTGGGACGAGGACGACCTTGCCGGACGCGTCCTTGCCGACGAAGGCGACCGCTGGACCGTCATCGACCTGCCCGCCCTCGCACTGTCCGAGGACGATGCTCTGGGCCGGCAGTTGGGCGCAGCCCTGTGGCCGGAACGGTACGACGCCGCTGCGCTCGCCGAGATCCGCCGCTCCGTCGGTGAACGCGTCTGGTGGAGCCTGTACATGCAGCAGCCGCGCCCGCAGGACGGCGGCGTGTGGCAGTGGCCGTGGATCACCGACAACCGCATCGGTGCGGCCCAGCTCCGCGGCATCGACCTCGCCCGCATCGTGGTCGCCGTCGACCCGGCAGGCGGCGAGTCCGCAGTCGGTGACGAGACCGGCATCGTGGCCGCCGCCAGCGACCGCGAGGGGCACCTGTACGTTCTCGACGACCGTTCCGGCAACCGCGGCGCCGACGCATGGGGCCGTGAAGCGTGCCTGCTCGCCATCGAACTGCGTGCGGACGCGATCGTGGTGGAGAGCAACTACGGCGGCGATATGAGTCGCCAGATCCTCCTGCAGGCGTGGCAGGAGCTACAGCGTGAGCAGCGCACGGAGAGCATGCTGATGCCAGCTGTTCTGCCGGTCGCCGCCAAGCACGGCAAGAGGTTGCGGGCCGAGCCGATCGCGCAGCTCTACGAGCAGGGACGCGTTCACCACGTGGGCGAATGGCCTACGTTGGAGCAGCAGATGGTGACCTGGGTTGCGGGTATGGACAGCCCGGACCGGATGGATGCGGCCGTGCATGCGCTGACGCAGCTGGCGGACCCGCAGCAGGCCGGTGCTGTGTCATCGACGTACCGGGATGGCCGGCTGGCGCGGCGCCGCTGATCACCGTTGTGGGCTACGCCGGGCCCGTGGCACCTGGCTCTGTGACGCGGTCTGGGCCGGGCAGGAGCAGGCGAGAGGTCATGGGCGGGTGGCAACGATGGCTTCGGTGCGTACTTGATGCCAACAGCAGCGGTGTTGCTCCGCGTTAGGATCCTCAAGCTGCTGGCCGATTGACGTTTCGGGGAATCGATGAACAGTGCGGGTATATCTGCTCAGGGGGTCTTTCAGGCGCTGGGTGCGGACGATCCGCTGAGTGTCGGCGGGTATCGGCTGGCCGCCCGGCTCGGTGCGGGTGGCATGGGCAAGGTGTATCTCTCGCACACTCCAGGCGGACGTCCCGTGGCCCTCAAGGTGATCCGGCCTGAGTTCGCCGAAGACTCGGAGTTCCGGCGGCGGTTCGCGCAGGAGGTGCGGGCGGCCGAGCGCGTGCAGGGCCTGTACACGGCACCGGTAATCGACAGTGACACCGAGGGGCCGCATCCCTGGCTGGCGACCGCCTACGTGTCCGGGCCCACACTGGCCTCCGCCGTCGCCGAGCACGGGCCGCTGCCCGCCCCCACCATGCTGCTGCTCACCGCCGGGGTCGCCGAGGCACTGCAGGTGGTGCACAGTGCCGGCATCGTGCACCGCGACCTGAAGCCGTCCAACGTGCTGCTGGCCGCCGACGGCCCTCGCGTCATCGACTTCGGCATCGCCCGCGCCGCCGACAGCACCGCGCTGACCAGCAGCGGCGTCACCGTAGGTACCCCCGCCTTTATGTCGCCGGAGCAGGCGGCGGGCCGCACCGTGGGGCCGCAGTCCGATGTGTTCGCCCTCGGGCAGATCGCCGCCTTCGCCGCGCTGGGCAGGTCCGCCCACGGGGACGGGCCGTCCCACGCGGTCCTCTACCGGATCGTCCACGAGGATCCGGATCTCGCCGGACTGCCCGCCGAACTGGACGAACTCGTCCGCCGCTGCCTGGCGAAGGATCCGGACGCGCGTCCGTCGCTCGGTGAGGTCCTCGCCCTGTGCAGTGCTGCGTCGGACGGCACCCAGCTGCGCCGTCCCGAGGACTGGCTGCCGGGCGCCCTGACCACGGCCATCGCCCAGCGGTACGCCGCCCCGTCGCCGGGGCCTACGGCACCTGAGCAGCCGGGGGTACCCGGGCCTGCCGTACCGCAACAGCCTCCGGCGACCGCGCCCGGCGGAGTGCAGCACCCTCCGACGGCGGTGTCAGCCGGAGCACCGGCCCAGCAGGCGTCGATGCCCCAACACTCTCCGACGGTGCCGGCGCATCCCCAGCAGGCACCGGCACAGGCGGGCCCGGCGTATGCACCGACGCAGACGGCACAGGCGTACGGGCCGACGCAGACGACCCGGCCCACTCAGCCCGTCGCGCCCGGCGTACCCGGCGCCACTCCCGTCCGGCGTCGGAAGACCGGCATCGTCCTCGGCTGTGTCGCCGGAGCCGTCGTACTCCTCACTGCCGTTCTCGTCGGGTATCTCGGGCGGGGCGGCAGCTCCGGTACCAGCGACGACGCGAAGCGAACCGGCCCCGCCGCCACCGCGTCCCGCAGGGCGACCGCACCAGCGAGCCCCTCGGACGGGTCGTCCACGAGCACCGTCCCCAAGCCGGAGATCCACAAGAACGTCAGCCTGTCCGACGGCTACTACCTGAAATTCAGCGACCAGCCCCTGGTGCCGCACAATTCGAACTTCGACGACCTGTACTTGTCGTGTGCCAGCACCGCCAGCTGCGTCTTCGGCCACTACAACACCAAGCTCGTCCTGCTCGACCAGGGCGAACAGGGCTCCCTGGACACCTGCAAGCAGGACACCCGCTACCTGCCCCAGGAGATCTCCGTGAGCCGGTTCTCCCAGGGCAGGCAGCTCTGCGCGACCACACAGGACGGCCTCATCGCCCTTGTGACCTTCAAGGGACAGTCGCCCAGTACCAGCGCCGGCCACTACGTCACCCTGGACATCACCATCTGGCGCGATGCCGTGCCGGTCCAGAACGGCTAGGCTGAGGATGGCGCGGGGCTGACGATGGGACCGGTCTCCCCTTGGGCCTGCGCACCTTCCTCACCGATGCCTGGTCGTGGCTGAACTACAAACCCGCGATGGCCGCCACGCTCGACGGTCGACCGCACCGGGCCCTCGCACCTGAACTACGCGCCACATGGCTCCCGGACGACTCCATACGCCGCCTCGCCGCCTACAAGCTCCTGTCGGCATACGACTGCAACCAGGCCGGCGAGCTAGCCACCTTCACCGGAAACGAAGCCGCCGCCGAGCGACGCGAGTTCGGAGACCCCTCAACCTTCGTCGACACGGCGCTGGCCCACCTGCTGGGCAAGACGCAGCAGATCATCGTGCCCGGTGCCGAGCACGCCAAGGACGAGGATGCGACGCCGGAGGCGATGGCTGCGGCCGCCATGCAGCAGCAACTACGGGACTGGGCGGAGGCGGAGCTGCTACCCCTGCGGATGCAGGCTGCCGAGCGCAAAGCGGTTCTGCTGGGGGACGCGGTGTACCTGCTGGCGTGGGACCCGGCCAAGGGCCGGGTGACGCTGCGGACGTACGACCCGGGCTTCTACTTTCCGGTGCTGGACGACGACGCCGACCCGGGCGACTACCCGTCACGGGTCCACCTGGCGTGGGAGATCCCGGAGAACCCCCGGCGGGGGCTCAAGGCCCGAGTGCGGCGGGTCACGTTCGAACTCGGCCCCATCGCCGCTGGTTCAGCCGACCATGAGGTGACACGGCGCTACCCGTGGGCACCGGATCGACCCTCCACGCTCACTTGCTACCTCTCCGATGCCGAATGGGCCGTCGACGATCTGCGCCACGGCCAGACACTCGACGAACTCCCCCTGGATAAAGCCACCTTCCGCACTCGACCGGACGGCCAGGTCCTGAACCGCCTGGACTTGGTGATCGACTTCATTCCGGTGGTCCACGTCAGCAACACCGTGGACGACGGGGAACACTTCGGGCAGTCCACGTTGGCGAAGGTCATGCAGGCATTGGATGAACTCGCAGAGACCGACACCGACTCATCCCGCGCCTCAGCCACGACCGGGGCGCCGATCATCGGCCTCGCTGGGGCGCGGGCTGAGGTGGACCGGGTGACCGGCAGGCCCAAGCCGCTGTCCGTGGAGCCGGGCACGATCTTCCAGCTCGCTGACGGTGGGCGCATGGATGTGCTGGACACCTCGGAACAGTTGGCGGAGCTACGTGCCCGGGTGGAGGAAATCCGGGATCGGGCCGCGGTCAACGCCCGGCTGCCCGCCGTCAGCTTGGGCACGGTCGATCCCACCGACGTGCCCAGCGGCTACGCCCTGCAAATCAGCCTCGGCCCGCTGGACTCGTTGGTCGACTCGATGCGGCTGGCCCGCGCCCACAAGTACGCGCTGCTGCTGAAGATGGTGCAGCGCCTTCACCAGGCTGGACGCGCTGAGGGCTGGCCGGCCGGCGGCACCCTTGCGGCCCGGCTGGTGTTCGGCCCGCACATGCCGACCGACCGGCAGGCCATTCTCGACGAGGTCGTCAAGGGCGTGAGTGCCGGCGTGTTCTCGCTGGAGACCGGCATCCGCATGCTGCAGGACGCCGGGTACCCCATCGAGGACGCCCGCGAGGAGGTCGCGAGGATCACGGCCCGAGACGTGGCTACGAGTCGAGATCAGGAGGCGCGGCCTCCGTCTTCTTCAGCGTCTTGAAGCTCTCACGCTGCTCAGCAACCGGCCGGCGTAGCTCTTCTTCTGTCATGCGCCGCTTGGTGCCACCGCCCCACTGGTACACGTAGGTGTCTTCGCCACCGGGGACGTTGTCGATGCGCGTGACGACCAGGCATTCCCCCGCGAATTCCCCGAACTCCGAGGAGAGCAGCTCACCTTCCCGGGACTGGCGTGCCTGGGCGATCTTCTGGCCGCCCCCGTCGAAGAGGGCGATCTCTTCTTCGGAGGCGTGTGGCACGCACGAGCCGGGCTTCGAGCCCGGGCTGGCGTGCTCCCCCGGCGCCACGCTCACCTCGTAGGCGGTGAACGGGCTGCGGTCCACCCACGGTTGCCACACCCACACGGTCACACCAGCCGCGGCAGCGAGGACGCTACTGCCGGCCGCCCACCACAGTGCCCGCCTCCTGCGCGACTTCTTCGACCGTGGTAAGCCCACGGAGTCCGTCGATTCAGTCACAGAACCCTCCTTACCTCTCGAAGGTGATCATGCCAGGTGTATCCGGCATGCATCGATGTGCGCTGTGGTGAGGGCGTGACGTTGGCGTGCGTAGACTCGATCACGGCGCGGGGCCGTCGTGGGAGCAGCACCACTTGATGACCCGCAGTCTGCCTGATCCATCTGCCGTGCTCGGTTACCGCCGTGACGGGCGTCCGATCTACCCGGTGCTTGGCGCGTCCGCCGAGGATCCGTCCAATGAGGAACCGCAGGTCTCTCTCAGTCAGAAGCAGCTCAGTGCGCTGATGGCGCGGGAGAAGGACCAGGGCGGTAGGGCGGCCGTGCGCGGCGTGGTGGACAAGCTGGGCTTTCCCAACCTTGGTGAGCTGGAGGAGTTCGTGCGCGCCCAGCGCCAGGCCGCGGAGCAGCAGCTGAGCGTGTCGCAGCGGCGCGAGCAGGAGCTGAGTGCCCGCGAGCAGTCGCTTACCGCCCGTGAGATGGCCGCAGCAGCACGGGAGCGGGAGGCTGCGCGCCGTGCGTTGCTGGCTGGTGTCGGTGCGACCGGCGCGGACCTGGACGATGCGCTGGCGCTGTTGCGCGTGGACGAGGATGCCGACGAGGATGCGGTCAGGGAGGCGGCCGAGGCACTGAAGGGCCGGCGCCCGGAGCTGTTCAGCACAGCGTCGGGCAGCGAGAAGGTGCCGGCGGCCCCCGGCGGTGCCCCCGCCTCGGTGCCGCCCCCGCGTCCGACCGGGAACCGCTCGCAGCCCGGCGCGGCGGGGTTGGAGATGGCCCGCCGACGGGGACTCCTCCCTCCCGCGCCGTAGTCCATCCCACACTTTCAACGGTCTTGGGGACCACGCCCCGAATCTCGTGGACCGCTCCACCACCCCGGTGAGTGCGCGACCGCCCCGCACACCCAGGAGATCGCGGCGTTGAGTCTTCAGCCGTACACCACCTCTGTGACGGTCACCGCCAACCGGGATTGGCTCGCCTCCCGACACGGCACCGACTCCACAGAGACCATCACCCTTGACCTGACCACCCTCGTCAAGAACGCCCACTACGTCGAGCCAACCGCCGCCCAGCCGCACGGCTATGTCCGCTCCGGCGTCCCGGTCGGCCGAATCACCGACTCGGGGCTCTACGGCGCGTACGACCCGGCAGCGAAGGACGGCCGCGAGGCGTTCGCCGGCCTCGTCTACGCGGAAGCACCGTTCACGCCCGGCGTCACCAAGGTCCCAGCGGCACTGTTCTGGCACGGCACCGTGAACACGGCGAAGATCCCCGGCGGCCTTGACCCGGCCACGATCGCCCCGAACCCGGCCGGGGCGCAGATCCGCTTCCTTGGGGCGGTGAGCGCATGAGCGTCGCCGACCTCCTGAAGAACGTGTCCGTCGCCGATCTGACGGTCTACGCCCGGGCCATGCCCAGCCCGGATGACTTCCTGCTCACCAAGACGGTATTCGCCGAGACCAAGGTGCAGGACGTGAAGTGGCGGGTGCGGCAGAACAAGCGCCGCGTCAACGCCGCCTCCTACCGCGCGTACGACACAAGCGTGCCCTTCGCGAAGCGGCAGGCCGAGTCCACGCAGACCGAGGGCACGCTTCCCGCGCTCGGCCAGAAGCACCTCGTCGGCGAGATGGAGCAGCTGCTGCTTGACGCCTCCCGCGGCGCAGACGAGGACCGGCTCGTGGAGCTGCTGTACGACGACGTGGAGCGCCACGTCGAAGCGATCCGCTCCCGCCTCGAACTCGCCGCGGGAGATGTCCTGTTGGACGGCAAGTTCACTCTTGCCGGGGAGAACGGACTGGCTGTCGAGGTCGACTACGGGGTGCCGGCCGCGAACATGCCGACCGCGCCGAAGCCCTGGTCGGATCCGGATGCCGATCCGATCGCGGATGAGCTGCGGTGGATCGACTATCTGGACTCCATCGGCGCCCCGGCTCCTGAGATGGTGCTCACCAGTCGCAAGGCGTGGTCGCATCTCGCGTCGAACGGCGCTTACCGGGCGGCGTATTACGGCACTCCGGCCGGCGGGCAGACGCCGACAGCGACGCTGAACCCGCAGCAGGTCAACTCCGTCCGCGGCAACTACGGCCTGCCCCCGGTGACCTTCTACAAGGCGCAGGTGTGGCAGGACGACGTGTCCAAGCGTGTGCTGCCCGAGGATCGGTGGATCATGCTTCCGCCGGACCGGGTGAAGTGGGGGCAGACCCAGTACGGCACGACGACCGAGTCGCTGGCCCTGTCTCGGGGTACGAACCCGCAGATCGAGCGGGAGGACGCGCCGGGCATCGTCATCACCCGCGACGTCGAAGACGACCCGGTGCAGATCTGGACCAAGGGCGCTGCGGCCGCGATGCCGGTGCTGTACTCGCCGGACTGCCACATCACCGCGACCGTCCTGTGAGCGCCGCCGTGAAGTCCCTCGGTGTCCTGGCGGCCGCCGTCCATGTCCTCGATCCGGTCGAACGCATCCCTGTGGTGCTGTTCGCTGGCGAGCAGGTCACGGATCCGGCGGTCGCCGAGCAGATCACCAATCCGCGCTGCTGGGAGGGCGGTCAGCTGCCGCCCTCCCAGGAGTTGGCCCCCAGTAAGTCCGCCCGGAAGGCGAAGCCCGCCTAGGGCCGGGCCGCGCGGTGGGGAGGAACCGGGACACGTGCTCCTCCCCACCGCCACTTCGACGAGGAACTGCGTGAACACTGACGTATTGCGTTGGCTGCAATCCCAGCTCGGCCCCGACACCGACGCCCAAGACCTCGCCTCACGTTACGAGCGTCTGCGCTCAGCGAAAGCTGTGGCACTCGAAGTCATGCACGAGCGGGTCGCCGCACTGATCGCGGAACCGCTGAAGGTCACGGTCAACGGCATCGCCACCATCGACAACTCCGCCAACGTCGCTGCCCTCGAACGCCGCACAGCGCAGATCGCTGACGAGACCGCGCCCGATGATCCGCCCGAGGCGAGTCACGACCTCCTCACCACTGTCCGACTCTGCCCTCGACGTCGGCGGTGAGCACACCTCCCTGACCGACTTCACGCCATCCGCCGCTCACAGCACTCAGCCGTCCTGCGGCTCGTCTTCAAGCCCACAACGTGTGGCAGCGACAGCGGCAACAGCCCAGGATAACGACGTGGTCCAGATTCGAACCGCAACAGCGACTGGGCTCGTGCCCCTTGTTAGAACCGACCGGTTGACCGACAACAGAAGCTCAAAATCAGTAGCGAGCCCACGACCTCGACGGCGAACTCGAAGCCGGCAGGGTCTAACCAATGCGCATCACACCAGCCTGTACGCGAGTTTCTCGACCGTCTGAACGCACTCACGACTAGCATTTGCCCTTCTACCGAAATTTCTCCGTGCGATCAACTGCGGAGATGAAAACAGCAGAAGCATTTACACTTTGAGCCATGGCACAGAAGACCGTCATCATCTACACAGACGACCTCACGGGCGAAGAGACCTCAGAGGCCGCAACGCACACCATTGCTCTCGATGGCGTGGCGTACGAGATCGACCTCGGCCCGGACAGCTACGACAAGCTGCTTGAGGCCGTTGGACCCTTCCTTAAGGCCGGCCGCAAGACTGGCCGGGCTCGTAAACACCAGAAGGCCGCTGCCGGTGGTGACGACACTGCGGCGATCAGGGCATGGGCGAAGGAGAACGGCTACCAGGTCAATGACCGTGGTCGTGTCTCGGCTGACATTCGCGAGGCGTACCAGAAGGCTCGCTAA